AAAGAAACCTTGAAATTAACACAATTAAGAAAATGTAACCCATAGTTTCAAGCATTTTTTTGCCACTTTTTTAAAAAAAATGGCACTTCTAGATAGTTAGTATAGTTTTACCCTTTTTTCTATAACTTACGCATAAGGAAAAAATATATAGAATACTTTGCCAAAAACGCCTAAAACTACCCATACTATCTAAACAACATATTTATTTGAATATGGATAAATTACATAAAGAGGTAACATTATGAAAAACGAGAATCAGTGTAGGCACGAGCATACGGTCTATCAGGCTATCCCAGTGACGTCATTCCTGACTTCATGGCTGGGTCTCAAGCCCAGCGTGATGATTGTCGAGGTATGCCAAGACTGCGGAGCTTACAGGATTGTGAGGAAGCCGAGCAAAATCAAACGTTAAGGAAACCGCACGTAAACCTATCCGCACGCAGACCTATCCAATTTAAACGCTTTTAATTTTGCGTATAGTTTGCTATAATAGTTAAAAGCAACGCTGTAATAGCCGTTTAAATGCGTTCTAGGGGGTGCATATGGCTAAAAGGGGAAGACCGCTTAAATTCAAGTCAGCCGAAGAGCTTCAGAAGAAAATTGACGGCTATTTCGAATGGGCTGATGCCAACAATAAGCCTTACACGATTACTGGAATGGCGGTGTACCTCGACTGCGACAGAGACCGGCTTTGTGATAGCCAAGAAAGACCCGAATTTCACGACACTATAAAAAAGGCAAAAGATAGAATTCAAGCCGAAAACGAGGAGAAAACAATGACTGGAAAATACAATACAGCCTTTATGATTTTCTCGTTCAAGAACAACTATGGCTGGTCGGATAGGCAGGATGTCAATGTCAATGCGGAAGTGAATAATCCTTATGGCGATCTGACCGAAGCGGATTTAAAGAAGCTGATTCATGGAGACGCAAACAATAAGAAGTGATGACAAGCCTAGACATATTACGAAGATGGAAAAGCTGGAAAGACTATCTAAAGACCAGCTCACGTCTTTTGGTTTGCCTAAAGTCAAGCATAAGGCGAACAACGAATATATCAAGCTGTGGTATCGTTCAAAGAAGCTCGGAGTCAATCTGAACGCACTCGCAAAGGGAGCAAGACAGGAAATGGCAAGGCGTCATTTCTGGTGGTACTGCAATTTCATGGCAAACGATTTTTATACGGACAAAAGAGAATATCTCAAAACGATTTGCAACGAGCTGGAGGCATTCGAGAACGATGATACGGATTTGCTTATAGTGAACGCTCCGCCCCGTTTCGGAAAATCGAGAACGTCCTGTCTGTTCGTTGAATGGCTTTTGGGAAGAAACAATCACTATAAGGTCATGACAGGCTCTTACAATGAGACTTTATCCACGATATTCTCAAAGCAGGTCAGGAATGCGATAATGGAGAGCCGAGGAAAGTATGCTGGAATATTCCCACAGACTAGAATTAAGTATGGAGATGGAGCGATGAACCTGTGGAGTTTGGAGGGGAACGACCAGTATAGCTATCTCGCAACTTCACCGACAGGGACTGCAACAGGTTTCGGAGCTGATTTCATCATAATCGATGACTTAATCAAGTCCGCATATGAGGCATTCAATCCTGTGATATTGGAGAGCCATTGGCAGTGGTTCACGAACACGATGTATTCCAGACTTGAGGGCAAGAGAAAAATAATGATGTTCATGACCCAGTGGAGCGATGATGATTTGCCTCACAGGGCTAAGAGGCATTTCGAGTCGATAGGGGTCAAGGTCAAGGTTCTCAAATTTAACGCCATGAACGATGATGGGACGATGCTGGATAGCTCGATATTGAATAAGCGTGAATATGAGAACAAGAGGCAGACATTAGACCCAATGATATTCGAGACCAACTACAACAACAAGGTCATTGAGTCAATCGATAGTCTGTATCCAGTCGATGAGTTCCGAACCTATGAACCTAATGAGCGATATGAGACGTTGCCAGATGGGACTATCAGGGATAGATTCTCTTATATCAAGTCGAGAACCGATACTGCCGATGAGGGTAGCGATTCGCTTGTCAAAATCGTATACTCCAAAGTAGGGGAATTCATTTATATCATAGATATCTATATGTCATCCGAGCCGATGGAAGTAACCGAGCAGAAATGCGCCAAGATTGATTTCGAGTTAGGCGTCAACCTTGATACCTCAGAGTCGAACAACGGAGGCAAGGGGTTCGCTAGGAATGTCGAGGAGGATACTAGGAAGCTGGGGAATACCAAGACATCATTCTCGTGGAAGCCTACCACTATGAATAAGGTCAGCCGTATCCTGACCAATTCGACTGGAATAAAGAACACATTCATCTATCCGAGCGACTGGAAGATAAGGTTCCATGAGTACTATGTTGCAATGAAAAGCTATCACCGAACAGGGAAGAACGAACACGATGACGCTCCTGATTGTACGACAGCAGTTTACGAAGATGAATTCGTTCGGAAAAGCAAGTTCTCATTCTAGAGGGGGATAGGACAATGGCAAGTTATCAGCAGGATTTCGGTACGGATTTCTCCGCTAAGAAGATTAGGTCTCTAATCAATTCGTGGGAAGGAAGCTCAGAGCGGATGGCTATGGCTGACGGAGTCGATTATTTCAATGGGAACAATGTCACCATCAGAAACGTGACAAGAATGTTTTGGTCAGACAAAAGCAAGACTATGAAGGTCAATCCTTATGTCGCACAGAACCGAATAGGGTTCGACAAGTTCCACGATGTCGTTTCCCAAAAGGTTTCGACTTTATTGAATGAGCCTCCCATCATTGATGGATTTGATGATGATGAGTTCACCAAGAGACTGGGTTTCGCATTGAAGAAGACCGCTACCTATTCCTCCTGCTGTGGAGTCGGATGGATGTTCTATTCCGAGGACAATCAGATTTCGGTTTTCAACCCAGTCAACTGCATTGCATTCCGTGATGATGAGGACACCTCGGTTATCAGGGCTTTCATCCGATACTGGAAGATTGGAACCATGACGAACAGCGACTCGGTCGAATATGCCGAAGTCTATACAGAGGACGGAATGACCAAATATCGCTCGGGAAAGGCTGGAAGCGACTTTATTCAAATAGCTCCCATCGTTCCGTATCGTGAGATGGTCATGAGCGATTTCGAGGGTATCCGTGCAGAAGTAGTTCCCACATCAAAGATTCCTCTGGTCGAGCTTGACAACAATGATGGAAGGACTGGCGACTTGACCCCTACTCTAAGGGCTAAGATTGATATCATCGATATCGTGAATTCAGGATTTGCAAATAATATTCAGGACTTTTCCGATGTCTATTGGGTGATTAAAGCCAGTTCAAACTGCGATACCGATGTGTTCGAGGAATTCATGTCCGATGTCAGCCGAACTCATAAGATAGTAGCTGGAGGCGATGGTAGCGATGTCGAGCCTCACCAGTTCGAGATACCTGTTCAGGCAAGGTCGACCTTCTGCGACAGAATGAAAACCGAAATAGCCGATGAGACTGGAGTAGTCGACCCCAAAGACCTGACTGGTTCCAGCGTCACCAATGTCGCGATTAAAGCAGTCACGATGAAACTTAGGCAGAGGGTATCCGACTTCGAATGGGATGTCTACAATGCTTGTCAGAAAGTCATGGGACTCTACAACGAATACAATTCCACTGACTACACTGGGGATATTTCATTCACTTGGCTTCTTGTGGACAATCAGACCGAAATTATCGACAATGCTCAGAAGATACAGCCCAATATCTCACAGGACAGTTATCTTGCCTTGCTGAAGAGGGCTGACTATATTTCCAATGTCGAGGAAGAGAAAAGGAAGATAGCCGAAGAGCAGAGGGATAAGGTCTCTCTTGTGGATATGACTGAAGCCGATGTAGACAATTCAGGAGCGGATATGTCCACTCCACAGGAGATGAACAATGTCGGACATAGCTCATAGCTGGACTGATGCCCAAATAGCCGAGATGGAAAAGGAACTGAAGAAATACTATCAGGATTCCTATAACGAGATAGCCAAGGAGATGAGGGAGATACTTTCCAAGATGAACCTGAACAAGAATATGACCGCATCCGAGCTTTATGCCGAGGCAAGAAAATATGAACGGCTTGAAACTCTTGAAAATCAGCTTACCGAGTCGCTTAAATCGGTCAATTCTGATAGTGTGAAGATGATTAATGGGAAGATGGTCAATGTCTATCAGACTAACTTCAACTGGAATGCTGGTAAGCTGGGCGGTGTCGTTCCTTTAATCAACAAGGAAGCGATAAAGTCGATACTTGCCAAAGATGTCTCTCCATTCCAGATGTTGGCAATTGACAATATCAAGGATTCGGCTCTTATCAGGAACAAGCTGACCAATCAGCTGGTGAATGGAATAGTCCAAGGTGATTCGATAAATGGGATAGCCAAAAGGATAAGGTCGGTCTATGAAAGCAATCTATCCGATTCCATCAGGATAGCCCAAACCGAAACCACACAGGTAGAGGCTAGAGGAAGATACAATGTCGGCGAGGAAGCCAAGAAGATGGGGTTCGAAGTCTACAAGAAATGGATAGCCACGAATGACTCAAGGACAAGAGACGCTCACGCCAAGGCAAATGGGCAGATAGTTCTTCAGGATAAGCCGTTCAATGTCGGAGGCGAGAAGATGATGTATCCAGGCGACAGTTCGTTAGGAGCGTCCGCCGAGAATGTCATTAACTGCCGATGCACGATGGTGACAATCCTAAAGTAGAGTATTGTTTATATCGCTTTTAAAGCGTTATAATAAGCTGATTAGGTAAGGTAAGGTATTAATATGCTGGAAGCCCACAGCGTTAAAATAGGGCTAGTTCTGTGGCGTGACTTGCCACGTTAAATAAAGGAGGTCGTAAAACTTATGACAAGAGATGAGATTAAAGCCGTTCTATCCGAGGCTGGAGTGACCGATGACGCCAAGATTAAGGTAGCCATCGACAAGGTTCTCAACGAGCATAACGCTGAAATCACCGAAGCCAAGAAAGTCGATATGAGCCAGTATGTTTCCAAGTCCGATTTCGATGCGGTGAGTTCCGAGCTGAGCGAGGCACAGGCAGGGCTGGGAAAATTCAAGGACTATGACAGTCTCGTGAAGTTCAAAGCCGATACCGAAGCCAGTCAGGCTAGGGATAAGAAATTGGGAGCAATCGAAGGGCTTCTAAAGTCCGGGAACTGCAATCCGAAAGTAATCAATCTCTTAGCCAAGAGTGTGGATTTATCCAAAGTCGAATTCGATGATAAGGGAAACTTAAAAGATGGGGACAAGCTGATGGGAACGCTAAAGAGCGAAAACCCCGACCTGTTCACTTCCATTCAGAATAAGGGAGCAATTCCAGCAAATGCTCCCACAGGCAACCAAGCCGTCACTCACTTCACTGCCGAGCAGATGAAATCAATGACACCCGACCAAATCAATCAGCATTGGAGCGAGGTCAAGGAGAGCCTGAAAGAAAACGCTGGGAAATAACGAGGTAAATTAAATGTCAGTTTCTAGTTTTATTCCGCAGGTATGGGATGCAAGACTTTTAGCAAATCTCAACAACGATTTAGTATATGCCAATCTTTTGAATCGTGATTTTGAAGGTGATATCACAGGACAGGGCGATACCGTCCATATCAACTCAATCGGTCATGTGACTGTCAAAAAGTACACCAAAACTCTCGATATTGACGCTCCCGAAGATTTGACTACTTCCGACCAGACTTTATTGATTGACCAGATGGATTATTTCAATTTCTCAATCGATGATGTCGACAAGGCTCAGATTGCTGGTGATGCCATCAATACGTCTATGGCTGATTCCGCTCAGGGATTGGCTGAGAATGCCGATAAGTATGTTGCCAGTCTTTTAAAGGCTGGAACTGCCAAGGTCGGCTCTGACACCACTCCTATCGTTATCACCAAGGATAATGCCTATGATGAGCTTGTCGAATTAAGCGTTGCTCTCGATAAGGCTAAATGCCCGAAGAACGGAAGATGGGTTGTAGTCGACCCAGATTTCTACGGCTTCCTTCTCAAGGACGATAGATTCATTCACGCTACTCAGGCTGGAGACAACGTTGTAGCTTCCGCCAGTGTCGGTCGTGGAGCTGGATTCACCATTTATGAATCCAACAATGTCCCCAATACTTCTGGTGCCAAATACAAGATTATCGCCTCCACTTCCATGTCCGCAACTTATGCCGACCAGATCAGCAAGACCGAGGCTTTCAGACCTGAGAACGGATTCAAGGATGCCGTCAAGGGTCTCCACGTCTACGGAGCCAAGGTTACTCGTCCTGAAATCGTTGGCGTTCTGACCTGCAACTATACCGCCGCCTAATAATTTAGAAAAAAGGAGTCCATGAAATATGACACTGACTGATGTTCTTAAACATTTAGGCAACTATTTCGAGCGTGATTTCGAGTTGGGAGATTTTTCGATTTCAGCCAACACGATTGCAGTCTCAAAGACCTATAAGGCTGGTCAGTATGTCAGAATCATGGACTCCCTTTTAAATGACGGAGTCTATAAGGTTCTTAGCTTTTCCGCAGGGGTTATGACAATCGATGGGACTTTAGCCGATGAGACTTTCAACGGCTATATCGTGAGCCTTGCGGTTCCTAAGTCTGTGTCTGACTGTGTCTCTAAGCTGAACGATTATGAAGGAAAGTTGCAGAATGGAGTTGCATCCGAGTCAATTCCCAACTATTCAGTCACCTATTCAAGCGACAAAGCCTATGAGAAGTTCGGAGACATTCTAGAACCTTACTATAAGCCATATATGGGACGATACCATTTCATTGATGAATTAAGCGAGGATTAGATATGGCTAAATTCGGAACAGACAAAGGCGAGTCCCTATCGATAAAGATTGAAGATAATTCGGAACTTGTCGGCGAGGCCCTGAAAACGGCTGTCGACAAATCGCTGATGTATATGGGAACGACCGCTGTCCGCTACGTCGTGGAATATATGAGCCAAGTCGATTTCACAGGAAGAGATATAGTCGATACTGGAAGACTTAGAGGCTCGATTTCTTTCGCAACATACTCTACTGCTTTAGGTCTCAACAATACAGCCACTTCTTACAATACCCAAAGCGATGCACTTACCATGAAGCCGAACGATATGAACAAAGTCATAGTCGGGACAAATGTCGAATATGCGACCGATGTCGAATACGGCAAAATGAATTCAAATGGAAAGATGACATTGGGAAGATACTATTTGAGAAACGGAATTCAAAATTCCATTGCCGAAATTGAGGAAGGCGTCAAGAATATCTTGAAGGGAGGCAGTCTATGATAACCGATTATTTTGTGGACTTGAGATTGATTGAGAAGACCGAGACTGCTGATGATTTAGGCGGATTCGTAACGAAGTATATCTACAAGGGAACTTTCAAAGGTCTTCTGCAACGTGCTTCCACAGCGGAACGGACTATCGCATCCCAACTTGGCATTTCCGAAGTCTATACTCTGATGTCAACAACCGCCAATATCGGAAAACTCAATATCGACAAAGGAATGATAATCGAGTCCGAAGGCGATGGAAAATTCGCATTGATTGATTCTTTCTCATTGAAAGGTCAGGGCGATTTGTCCAATATCATTCAATGGACTTGCAAATCATATGAACTTCCGAGTGATGCAGTAGTGGAGGGAATCTAAATGACAGACGGTGCAAAGGCTTTGATAAAATGGCTTAACAGCAATGTCCTGACTTCTTATCAGGAGCCAGTATCATCACAAGCAAGACTTCCATATATTTCATTAAATTACAATGAGGCACCTACAAATGAATCAGTTCTTCAGTCTTTGACTATCTGGACTAGAAACGATTCATCCTATTCGGAAGTTTACGAATATGCTGATAAGTTATCTAAACTATTAGGTG